TGAAGTTAATATAGAAATCCATCATCTGAAGATAACGGTTAACTTGCTGATTTATCAGCGGTAGATACTTCTTAATGATTTTGGATTTTACTCCACCGTCTTTGAGCAAACTATACGAAAAATCGTAGTAGTTTATTGTGTCTTTTTTAGAAGCGAGTTCGTCGTATGTAGTTTTTAAGTTGTCTTTGAAGGATTCTAGCTTCTCATGTTCAGAATTTCTGTTTGCAAGGTTCTCGGTAAGAACTTGAATTTCATGTTCAAGATCTCTGATTTGTTTTTGACATCCAGCGATCTTAGTATTGTTTTGAGAAATGCCATTCGTTAAGTTTGAAATCTCCTTCGATAGAGCGGTGAATTGACGCTCTCGCTCCTCTTCCTCTTTAATTGCTTCCTCCAGTTCTTTATAACCAGATTGCAACTCCTTTGCTTTATTTTGAGCGTCTGTAATTCTATTTATTCTGAAGGTCTCTTCAATAGACTGTGTGCAAGTAGGGCATACCGTATTCTCAGTAAAGAACTTGTGCTCTTTGGTAATCGTAGATACTTTTTGGGAGATTTTACCTTTTAGGTTTCCCATTTTACGAAGTTTTTCGGTAGCACCAACATAATTTTCAAGGTGATTCTGAAGTTTTTGAAGTTCCTCATTCTTACATTGATTTACATTTATCCAATTATTTTCTTCGCTAAGAAGTTGTCCAATCTTTTCCTCTTTATCTTTAATATTCTCCTTACCACGATTCTCAAGTTCTTCAATAAACTCTTCCTGCATCTTAAGTTTTTCTGCAAGAGATTGCTTCTTAAGGTCCAGAACTTTTATTTCTTCTTTTGCTTGACGGATTTTCTCTTTGATTACCATATTCATTGAAGAAAAAATCTTAATATCAAGTAAATCCTCAATCACTTCCCGACGATGGGCAGCAGAAAGTTGCATAAAAGGAACAAAAGTACTCGAACCCAAAATAACGATTTGAGTAAAACTTTTAAAATTCATCTTTAGAACATTCTGCTCCAACCACTTTTGTTGATCTAATGCAGCAGCAGATTGGTCCAAAATAGAACCGTTTTTCCACACTTCAAACAAAGCAGGTTTAATTCCTCTTACAACTTTCCATTCAACATTTCCAATACTAAACTCAACCTCAACTTTACAATCTTTTTCATTTACAGAATTGATAAGTTGTGGTTTGTTTATGCGTCTAAAACTGCGACCAAATAAAGAAAAGCAAAGAGCATCCAAAATAGTGCTTTTACCTGCACCATTAGTCCCAACAATCAAATTAGTTTTATTTTTTGTAAAATCAACTTCCGTATATTGATTGCCAGTAGATAACAGATTTTTCCATTTTATAGTTTTAAATAAAATCATACTCAGTATTTGGAGGAATTACAATGTCATCGGGCGTAATAATAGTATACTGATATCCATGCATTTCGCAAGTTTTTACCATCACTTCATTTTCAATTTCAATTACATGCATCTCAGGATATCCATCTTCTTCTAACATCATAGCATAACGAACAGCATCATCTTCTTCTTGAAAGAGATAAAGAATGTGTTCTCCTTCATCATCAACTACAGAATATGCTCCTTCGGTTTCTCTACCATTGATTGTTAGAATAAACATTTAAACTAATTCACATGCCTCTTGATATATTTCTTGCATCATCTTTTGAATGATTGACTTATCAAGACTAATTTCTGCCTCCTGAATATATCTATTCAAGATAGAAATCGTATCTTCACTTTCAAATGCTTCAAACTCTACAGGTTCTTGAATGTCGAAGTTTTCAATAATTTTGAGTTCTGCAATATTAGATGAATAAAGTTTATCAACAAACTTTTCAAACTTTTTAGTATCAGACTTTTTGCGGACAATAATTTTTACAATTTTGTTCTCATACTCACGAGTATCAAATGTCTGATAGTTTGTGTCCTCATAGTAGATGTTATAGAACATCTTATAAGGATTATCAACTGGAGTATGCTCTAATGTTTCAGTATCAAAAATAGTGAAACCGCGAGTATCATTTACGTCCGTCCAGTAAATCTCATAAGGATTTCCCGTATAGAATACAGTTCCATTATCAGAACGAGTGTGGTAATGACCAGAAAATACCTTTTTGAAGTTTGTAAAAAGATTTGCTTCCAGTCCATGTTCCATAACGATTTGACGGTTTACTCGAAAACCTTGAAACTCAAGATGACCCATAGCAACTTTTGCTTTGGTTTTTTTAATCATCTTCAATGACTTTTCTTCATTTTCCATACAAATCCACGGAAGAAGAAGAACATCAAGGTTCCCAACTTTGATTTCTGTAGGAGAAGAATATGTCCGAATGTTTGGATAATCCTTCAGCAGAAGTTGAGGAGAGTTTGTATTGTTCGTATTCTTATAATAACTATCATGATTACCAACAATCATATGAACCTCATAGTTCTTAAGAGGTTCAAATACAACTCTTTTAGCCCACTCTAAACTTTGATAATCAATTGATTTGCGGCTATCAAAAGCATCACCCATATGAATGACTGTATCAATCCCGTACTGTTCCAGCGTCGGGAAAAACACATTCTTGTAGAAGAGTTCAAAATAATCGTGAAACAATTTTGAACCTTTCCTTGCCCCATAGTGGGTATCGTTAATTAGAGCTACTTTCATTCAATAACGAAGCTTAGAGTGAACGCCATCTTTAATGCTATTGTAATCGGAATAGTTCCCACCGTCAACCGTGTTGTCGTCCGCAAATACTTCAGAAAATCCAGAACGCTCAAGGATTTTATTCTTGATTTCTAGTTGACGTTTCTCTCTTTGGATTCTACGAAGAAACGCATAGTGAATGATTTGGGTAAAGTAAGCAAAAGGATTTTGTGACTTCTCTGGATTGAAGTTGTGAATATACTGAACACAGTTTTCAATACCGTCAGAAATCATATCTTCCTTGAACATGTAGTTCACGAAGTTTGGTTTGAAAGAAAGATGATTTGCAATCTTCAAGAAGCACTCTCCAATGTAGCGAGGAATGGGAGGTTTTGTCTTTCCTTGAATTAATGCAATTTCTTTATCTTCACGATACTTAATGAGAGCAGCAAGAAACTCTTTGTTATTAACGTAATGCTCTGACCTCTTTCTCTTGGTCATAACTGCTGTACTTATCATAAGTTTTTATCATTATTATGTATAAATTATACCACTCAAACAAATACTTGACAAGGTGCTTCAAACCCTGTACAATAACCTTTGTCGGGGTTGATAAGTTATATCTTAGCTATTTTTATAAAGCTTCTCTAATATCTCTTTAGCATCCTTAACATTGGCAATGTATCCCATTCTACGATTAATCTTAGATTGATTTGTACTTTCTCTATTTGAGTTACGAACAAAAGACTGATACATCATAATCATTTCAATATCAGAAGATTCAGAAAGAGTTAAGACATCTTCAAGATTAATAATAAACATATCTTCTGTTGTTGTTTTTAACCAAGGTTCTAATTTATATCCAACGATACCAGATCTATTTTTAATTTCATTTACTGTGATTGGATTAGAAACAATCAGAATAGTTCTATCTTCCTCTTCAGATGCTGCTATTTTAGCAAAGATCTCTTCGCCTGTTTTTAGTTTGAGTGTGCAGTAAAAATCTTCTTCAATTCCCATTTTTCTTTAATTGTACAGTAATTATTTCATAGTTAAATTGTTCCTCATTGTATATACGGATTCTCTCTATCAAATGATTTAAAGTGTAATTTTTTCTCGAATTATATGTACAGTCATCAGAGATATCGTAAAGAACTGCTTTTGTTTTGTTTTTTCCTTTTCTAAGCACTCTTCCTATACTTTGTAAATTTCTTATTCGCGATTTGCTAGGAGAAGCAAAGATAACGTTATGAAGATTTTTAATATTAATACCAGTAGAAAAAGTTCCATAGGAAGCAACAATGATTGCGTTGTTTTCCCGTTCTGTTATTTCTCTAACCAATTCTCTTTCTTCAGTATCTACACCGCCATGAATAAAAAATACTTTACGATCACCTCGCTTAGTGTTATTTATTCTTTCATAAAGTATCGCTCCGTGTGCTTCAACTCTTGAAAAAAGAACAAGAGTGTTACCTTTTAAATCTAAAGAAAGATTTGTTATAAATTTGTTTCTTTGATCGTGAGATATTAAATACTGAATCTCATCTTCATAAGTTTCAAACTTTTGAGGGGGGTGCTTAAGAACAAGACAACGAATATCTAACTGGGAAATATGTCCTTGCTCCATCAACTCATAAGTTCTAGTCACTTTATATGATGGACCAAACAATCCTTCCAAAACCCACTTGTGAGTCTGAGTTCCATCAAGAGTTCCAGTGAAACCAAATCTATACTTAGCATGATGAAGCTTAGTCATAATCTCAATCAGAGATTTACTCTTGAATAAATGCGCTTCGTCACCTATAATACAGTTATATTCTTCAAAGAATGAACGCTCTAGTTTATAAACAGATTGCCAAGTCGTAATCGTTACTGGATATTCATTCGTTTTTTCTCTACCAGAATAGATACGGTGGCAATATGACTCAGCATCCCAACCATAGTCTTGGAAATCCTTGTACATCTGCTCTACAAGAGATGTCGTTGGAACAACTAAGAGAATTTTTTCGCCTTTATCCACATAATATCTTACGAGAGAATAAATCATCAGTGATTTGCCTGATGCAGTGGGGCTTATCAACAGTTTTCTATTATGCCTTAGTGCATCATATACTCCCTCAATCTGGTATTGCCTGGGAGTATGAGCACAAATAGATTGCATGTAATCCTTTACACCCTCAAATGATACGCCCTCATTAACTTCAAAAGGCATACCATAAAATTTATTTTCTTTAAACTCATATGTATAGTTGTGGAGAGTTAGTTTGTCGATAATCTTATCTAACAAACCTGCGTAAATTTCTCCAGTATGAGTACTTAACAGTCGAATTTTGCCGTCCCAGTGTCTGCTTCTATACTGAGACATAAATTTTGCAGATTCGACTTCAAATGTGAAATATGGTTGAAGTTCGTATAAAATATGGGATTCGCAATGAAGTTTAATGTAAACCTCATTCTTTTTTTCTATAATGACATCACTCATAGCATTAATATTGCTATGAGTATTTATTTACCCTAGTCCAGCGTTAAATCTCATAAACTCAATAGCATTCTTGATTTGAAACGTTCTGTTCTGAATCATTTTAAGAATACTTTCAATATAAGTAAGCATAGTATCATAATAATCTATTTTGAGACACACTGTTGAAAGTTTTTCGTCTGCGTCAAGATACTTTTGCATTGTGTCTTTATCCCGAATCTTTTTGGGAAAAGGATTTTCTACGTATACTTCTGGGTCTGACTTGCCGGAATAATATTCATATCTTTCGTGACGTATATTTCTTTTTTGTTGCTCTGCTTTTTTTCTTAAAAGAAATATGGTATTATATAACTCAAAATATTTTGCGTGAAGAACTGGAATGTTTGTAGACTCTGTATGAAGATTATCCATATCAATTTTAGAGTCCTGTTCCCACATTTTTTGAATTGTATCTAAATCAAAACTCATAAAGGATTGCCACCAAGATCTACTATATTGTAAATAGTATACTTGAAACTTACATCTGCTGTAAAGTACTGGACATCGGTTTGAGTTGCATCAAAACTTAAAGTTCCCAATGAATATGGAAACAGGTCTTTAAAAACAATCTGAAAATTTGGTATTGAGGAACTTGTTAGAACTTGAAGAGTTCCATCAGAATATAATCCCAACTGCTTCTGTGCTTCTACTCTAGGAGTAATATATCCGGTCTCTTGAAAATCATAAATCTGATTCAAACTTTCTGGATATCCTAACCCTCTAATCCAGTTTTGAATTTCCATATAATTTTCAAGGTTCTCATCTACAAGAAATCTTAAATTTAAATCTCCAAAAACAATTTTATCTCCTGGAATATCAATATCTTTGAGATATGATGGTTGGACTGCTATACCAAGATTTAATTCTGGAATGTTTGCTGAATTGCAAAAAAATGCAACCTTTGGAGTTCTTTTTAATGTAAATTTAAATCCCGTTGGAGATAGAAAATTTCTATTCTCTGGTTGTCCCGCTACCATGATTTTTTTAAATATTTAGATAACTCTTTCCCATCTACTACCAGGTCCGTTATATTTTAAAGATCTGCTTATACTACTTTCCAAAATTCCAGTATCTTTTCTTGCTTCTTTCATAGAAGTATAAATTTTTCCAGTCTTTCTATCTTTAACTGATACAATTCTTGATTGTCTTGTCGCTTCTTTTACATGTTCTGGGCACGAATGTCCAAGAGTTCCTCCATCTCCACCTAAAGTTGCATTGTAATGTGGTTTGAGTTTATTTATCCAATAGATTTCTCTTTCTCCATTATTACTTTCATTAGTTTCTTCTATAATTTCCCACGTAAAGTTATCTCTTCCATATTTTCGTAAAGCATTTGGAAATGGCGCATTGCTATTTTTATTGGAAACATACCACCAGTGTTTATATTCTCTGTTTTCAATAGGGCCTTTGCATCTACCGATATAAAATTTACTATTAATTTTATTAGTTGATTTGTAAATATAAAACATATCACTGAGGTTCTTAACTGTATTATTTATAAAAAAAGAGGACCTTTTTTGAGGTCCTCCAGATAATCTCATATGAGATTTACATGAGATTTTTGACCGCCACACGACGATAGTAGCGGTTAGCGTTGATGTTAAGTCCACCAAGACCCTGGTTAGTACCTTCAGCGAATGGGTTTGCAACCATTCCATAACGGGTCTTAAATCCAATCTTGGGCTGGAAGCTGTTCTCACCAACGGCACGAACCATTTGGAGAGGAACATAGGGGCAATAGAAGAGTCCAGCGTCATAAGGTGAAGAACCCTTATAACCAGCAACATAGTACTGATTACCTGGAGTTGCATTACCTGAAGTCAGGTTAGCAGCATATGGGTCGATGTAGACGCGGAACTTGCCCATTAGAGTACCAGCAAAGGTGTTGCCGGTGTCATCTACGGTGAGGTTAGCGTTGAGTGCAGGGGTATAATCCAGAACGCCAGCCATGGTTAGAGCGGAAGCAACGTCTGCAGAGCAGAGGATGATGTTGCCCTTTCCACGACGAGTTCTCTGAGCGATAGCGTTAGCATCACGCTCAATCTGGAACAGAAGACCCTTGAATTTCTCAACAGACCAACGACCGTTGGAATCAACGTCGAGGTCGAAAATACCAGGAGTTGCAACGTTCTGTACCGCACCCTGTTCAGCAACCTTGTAGATGGTTCTGATAACTTCGCGGTTGATCTCAGCAAGAATCTCAGTTGAGAGAATGTTTGCTAGTTCCGCTTCAGCGTTCAGACCATGGATTGCCTTGAGGTCTTGAGCGAGTTCTAGTGAGTACTCAGCTTTCAGTGCGCGTGACTTTGCAGTAACAGTGACTTTCTCGATTGAGAATGCCATCTGGTTGAATGCGTCAGCACCCGTACCATCCAGAGCTTCAGCCTGGTCTGTACGCATACCCTGACCAACATTGTATGCGGTTGAGGTTGCAGTTGAAACTGGGTTCAGAACTGATGGATTGCTTCCGCCTTGAGCGGTAGTGCCCATACCGGCATTACCATCGGTAAATCCATCTGAATTATCACGACCAGCAGGTTGACCAGAGAATGCAGAATCTACTTCATTGTAGAATGTTTCTGCACCAGACTGATTCTGGTAGCGTGAACGCATTGCGAAGATGAGTCCAGTAGGACCGCTCATTGGTTGAACGCCTGCAATATCATAGGCGATCAGGTTAGGCATCGAACGACGGATCAGTGAGATCAGTACGGGGTCGAAACCTGCGGTAGGACCAGCTGCAGTAGCAGATCCAGTGAATCCACCGTTACCAACTGCGTTGGTTGGTGCTTCCATCAGGTTGGAAATACCACCTGAACTAAATGCTGATTCTTCTCTTAAAAATCTTTCTTGGTTTTCGAGCAGGACAGCGGTTACAGCTCTACGATGAGAATCTTTGATCGAATCAAGACCCTGATAGTCTAAGAGTGGTGCCCACTTTTCCTGCAATTGTTCTGACTGGAACATTTGCTTTTACCTTTTACTAAGTGTTTGTTTTTTGTGGTTTGAATTATATTAAATTCAATTATTTGCCGAATGCTGAAAGAGTCTTTAGATATACGGACATTGAATCTGAATAAGATTCGGGTGTAACGTCTAAACCTTCAGACAGAGTTTCAGTTTTAGCCGATGGAGATACAACTCTTGAAGGGAAATATGATTCCTTCAAAGTCTCCAGTTTTTCACGATATTCTTCTTCACTTTCAAACTCAACACTTTCGGCAAGTGAAGCGAGCTTGTCTCTCTGTGTGTCTGCAAGACCAACAGCGACCTGTTCAAAGATTCCATCAGCAACCGACTCTGCGAGACGCTTGTTAAGGGAAACGTTTTTCTCAATCTGCTCGTTGAGTTTTGTCTCCATTTCATCAAGTTTTTCTACCATGCTCTCAAGCACATCATATTTATCTTCAGGGATTGTTACATAATGATCTTCAAAAAGACCTCTCATTCCTTGGAGGAATGATTCGGTCATCTCAGTCTTAAGACCTTGCTCAATAACAAGTGCATTCTCTTGAATCCACTCATCTGCAACATACTCAAGGTATGCATCTACACGCTCAGCAAGAGACTCTTTAATTTCTTCTACTTCTTCTGCAAGTGCAGTAGCATACTGCTCCTCAAGAGTTTCTTTGATTTCAAAAACTTTTGAACGAATAGCAGCTTCGAAGATGGTACGTGCTTTCTCTTGGAATTCTTCGGAAAGATCTTCACCTTCTAAAAGAGCATTAACATCTTCTTCGATATCATACTCTTCTTTCTTTACTTCATCATCATCTTCTTCGTCATCTTCTTCGTCATCTTCATCGTCCTCATCTTCACTATCTTCTTCTTCCTCTTTTGCTTCTACAATTTCTTCATCTTCTTCAATCTCTTCTTCAATTACATCTTCATCTTCGAGTTCTTCCTCTTCTTTGTGAAGACCTTTCATTGCTTCAGCAGCCTTAGCACCTTTATTGACAACATCCTTAACTTGCTTAAGACTTGCACCAGGTGTCTTCAGTTTTGCTGAATCATCATCTGGACGATAGTTAGAAGGATCGGGACCACCTAGATCTTCCCAACCACCAGTTTGTCCAGGGGTTGAACCAGATAAATGAGGCATTGCCTCCGCTGCTTTTGCGTTAGCATTAACAGCGGTTCTGGATGGTTTAGTGCCTACTTCCATTTCTTGTAAATCTCCACGAGACATTTGAACTCTCCGTTTAACCTTTACGTTATAAACTATATTTATTTATAATTAAATAAATTACAATGAGTTTAAAAACTCATTGAACAGACTTAGTTTATACTCTTCTAGAAGTTTTTGATCTACTAGAGTATTAATTTTTCTTTGAGTTTGCTCTGCAAGTCTTTCGCGAAGCATTCCTCCATCCCATACCCACTCTTTACCTTCCATAATTCCTTGAACAAATGCATCGGGTGCGGAAGGGTCAGCCACGATATCAGCAGCAGTTGCTAACATAAAATCTTCACCAACTTCTTTATAACCTCTACTATTTTCTCTTAGTGATCCAATACCACGAGAAGAAACTCCAAGACAAACACCAGAATTTAAAAGTGATTCAGCAATCTTACCCATTGGAGTTGGTAGAATTTGTGCTTTTCCAATCCAATTGTTTCCTTCACAAGATAAAGAAACAATCTTATGAGAAACACGATCAAGATTTACAGTAGGACCATCAGGATGTCCAAGTTCTCCAAGAGCACGTCCTTTATCTACATATTGCTCAGTATAACGCTTCACTTCCCTTTCCATAATTGAAAACGGATACATTCTGCCATTACGATTCACACATTCACTTTGCAGGAAAGGTCCTTGAATATAAAGAGTCTTCTTACCATTGACCGTTTCGGTAAGAACTTCTACTGATTCGATTTCTTCGGTAATGAGTTTCATCATGCTTGACCTGTGATTTGTACTTGTTGGAAATAAAGTGTTCCTGAACCAACTCCGTAAGCAGAGATCTTATTTGAAAGAACTACTGATGCATCTGCTGCAGAGAATGCTGTTACAATTCCACTTGAATTATAATTTACAGTCATTCTTGTTGAGAAATATCCACCAACACCTGTAGAAGTATCAATCGATAAAACTCTTTGGTGAGTGAAATTATAATAAGATTGACCAGTTGCAGTTAAAGATACATAATCACCAACTGCAAATGGAACTTGAGTTCCTTCTGGAACAGTAACAATGGTTGTTGTTCCTGTTGTTACACCAACAACTCTATTTGATGCTTTAGTTAAACCTAAAGTTACAGTCTCGCCCGAGGGAACATAATAATCTGCAGTTGTTGCTGAAGGTGTTTCACCAACAGCAATGTGTGCAGCTCCCCCAACAGCAACCACTCTCAAAACACTAGATTGAACTGAAAAGGCAGATGATGTTGTTGCAGCACCTGCAGAAAAACTAAATGAGGAACCTGCCCCAACTGGTCTATGAGCCATTATTTTTATAGTACACTTTTAGTTATTTATTATTATTAGTCTTCTACCCAAATCAATGATGCCGAAGCAGCAGTCATATTACTTGTAGAAGAAACATAGATACTGATAAAATTATTAGGTGGAATATCAATACCTAAATCACTTAGACTTGCATCCAGAGTTGCTCCGTCCGAAATATGAAATGCTGCTATTGGTTGATAGGTTTGTGTAGCACTCATTGAAAACAACCCAGCAGTGCTTTGTGTTGCATAAAGTGATGCATTAAATTCATTTGTTGGACTTATCCATCTAAAAAAGTTTGTTGTATTTGGATTTACATAAACATATAAGATTGCTGGGTCTCCAACGGTATTCACCGAAGCAGTAATTCTTTTTGGAATCAAGTCTCTTGTATTTACTTTTCCTTGGAAAACCAATCTATTCTTAACTGATAGAATATGATACAAAGAACCAGGAGTGTTCATTGCATCAGTTCTTGAACCTGTTGCAGAGTAAGGTAATCTGGTTTGAACTACATTACCTTCAACTGCACCCATAAATGATGCACCTCTACAAGTTACAACTCCACTTGTAGGAGAACCAAGATTTGCTGCGACATATCCAAGTTTGAGTGATGGATTATCTAAGTGTGGAGTTGTGTATCTATTGGAATAATGCTCGTGATGGAAGAAAATCATATCTCCATTCAGAGGATTTTCTATCGCATATCTCATCTCACCAGCACCCAACCAACGGAAGTTGATTTGATAGATATTCAGTTTTGATGGGTCTAGTGTAACACCAGAGTATCCAGTTCCATCAAGTTTATCTAAGTTAAAGTCTTCTTGGAATGTCCAATTCTCGGTTTGTGCTACACCTAGTTGTAAATGACTGGAAGTAAATGTAACTGTTGCGGTGCTGGTTACATTGTTGGTTCCGTTTTGGGCACCAAGAGATGTAGCAAGGAAAGTAATCTTTGTTTGGTCGTATTCTGCGAGATATAAAGCATTAAAGAGTGCTTGTGCTCTTAGTCCCTGAACGAGTTGTGCAATATTTCCAGCAATAGTTCCAGTACTTAAAGTTACCGCAGTAAATGCAGTCCCATTTATAGTCACAGTTACATTACCATCATCAAGTGCAGTAAATGTAAATTGGTGAATGTGTGTCTTACCACCAGTTGCACGAAGAATACCAAACTGTCCATTTGTATGGGCATAACCAATTTGGAGGGAGTTTTCTTGATTGAAGAAACCTGCTCTTTGAGTAAATCCTACTGGGTTATTTGAGAATGATGCAGTAAATCTACCGACTACACCCTGTCCTGGACGATATCTAAGAAAGTTTGTGCTTCTTATAACTCCATAAGAGTTTGCATCTGTTCCACAACCAACCTTGAAAGTATTATTTTCGTGTGTTGCAATACCACTATTGCTAAACTTAAAAGTATCAAAGTTTCTTGGATCTAATCCATAAATCGCATCACCCTGAATTTTGGGTGTGAGTGGAATTGCTAGATTTTCTCCAAATGCAGATTTGGAGCAAGCACTCTCATTTAGAATATTTCCATACTCATCAGCACGGATATAAACCTCGTGTAGGGTTCTTTCCTGATTTAAATAATCTTGTGTAGTCTTATTCCAAATAGCCATTATTAATCAATCCATTCCAACTTCGATGGGTTGTATCTACTTGCTTTTTTAATGTTAAAGTTTTTCTCTTCGACTGGATATATCTGCTGAACTACAGCACCTGGATATTGAGTTTGTAGTTGTTCTCCCAAATCTCTTTTGGATGGAATGCCGCCACTTTGAGTGGTCATTTCCATTCTGTAAAGACTTCCATTCCACATTACATCTGCAACATATTCCTCTCCAACTTGTTGTGATTCTGGTTGAGAAGAATTGATGTAGAGATTTCCGTTAAAATCTCCAGAAATATTTACTGACTCTGAAAGGAATTCTTTAAAAGATTTCATTCTTCCTCTTCGGTTTCTCCGCTAAACATAGCATTTGCAACTGCTGGGCGAAATTCGTCAATCTTTTCAGAAGACTTTGCAAACAAAAGTTCTTTAATTTTATCGCTGATTTGAGAAGGTGCTTCATCACCTACAATCATATCCATAAGTTCATCCATTGTTAATACCTAATAATATTTTTTTTTATTTATATCTCGCCACCCTTGGGCATTTCTGCAATCTTTCCACTTGCCTCAGTTGCAGCACCTTGAGCATCAAGATTTGGTTCCATTACTGGTTGACCTAAATCCATTTGAGCAGTTTGATCTAAAGGCATTCCTGTCATTGGATCTACTGGAGCATTTGGATCGGGGATAATTCCATCTTTAATCTCTTTTTTCATAATCTTATCTTGCTCAAGAATTTCTTCATCTGTTTGGCGAAGAATTTTTCTTCTCAGATAATCTTGAGAAAAATACTTCCCAACATATGGTTCTGCAATTTGAACCATACCAAGTCTTTCATTCATCAACTCCGCATCTTTAAGTTCTGCAAAATGATTGTCATATAGGAAGTCATATTGAATATGCTCTTCCATAATGTTCCAATCTTCTGGAGTAATAATATTTTTAAGAATCAGTTGAGTTCTCAACATATCGTGGAACATATATGAGAATCTCTTTCTTAAACGAGAAACAAACTTACTGAACTTAACTTCATCGCGGAGAATTTCTGATGAGCGTCCAAGATTAAATCCACCCTCTCCATCCATTCTTGAGGGGGGAACGTTTAGTGAACGATAAAGTTTTTTCTTAAAATACTCAATATCTGTAATTTCTCCAAGATTCTGACCACCAGGAAGTGTAGAGATTTCAGTTCCTCTACCACCTTCTCTTCTTGGAAGCCAGAAGTCCTCAAGCATTGCCATAAACTTCTTGTCGTCACGAATTTCTCCAGTATTTGCATCATATACAAGTTTGTTGCGATAACGCATCATAACATCGCGAAGGTATTGTTCTGCTTTAACCTTCGGAAGATTACCTACATCAATGTAAAAAATTCTTCTTTCTGGAGCCCGAGAGAGACGATAAATGACTAAAGAATCCTCAATCATTCGCAGTTGATTAAGAGACTTGATTGCCTTGTGGAGGTATGAAAGAGTTGATCCCTTATTTCTATCTACAAGTCCAGAAGTGCAATATGTAATGGAATCCTTTGACATTTTGATTCCAGCAGTTCCGCCAAGAGATGATGGATTGCTTGCTGGATATGTCATTTTGGGATTATAAATGAAGTATTCCTCGATTTGAGGAAACTCAAAATCCATTGGATTATCTGTATTAATATTTGATAGTCTATATCTATCCTTTTCTGACTTCTTTTGTTGCCTTACATACCTCATTTTCATTGGGTCTATGTAACGCAACTCTTGAATTCCTTCGTGCGGATTCTTGAGGTCAATTACTTTATGGTAATACAATCTACCATCTATATACCAATTTCTGTAGATTTCGTGAGATTTTTTATCAAAATCTAAAAGAGAAAGAATATATTTAAACTCTTGCCTTATTTTTTTCTTAATTCCGTCACTTGCATTTAAATTAGAAAGTTCAATTTCTATAGGAGTATCATTTGTATCTGATACAATTGCTTCGTTTACAATATCTTCAATAGCACTATCACATTCTGGGTGAAGTGCCATTTCACGATATCTTTTAATTAGATCAAACTCAGTCCTATAAACACCTTCAATATCAACATATGAACCAAAAAAACCACTACTCAGATAGTGGTCAGTCCCGTCCTCATTGTTTTGGGGAACTGGACTGACCACACCGGGAGATAATGGTTCATTATCCTCAATGGAAAATCCAAACAATCTTGCCATAATTTATTAGTAATTTTACTTATTTATTTAAATTTAAATTGATTATTATTTTTCATCTTCTTCCGAAGATGAAGAAGTAGACTCTAAGCTGGTTCCCACATAACTCCAATTTTGAACCTGGAATTCTACCGTAAATTCTTCAATAGTATTTGATGAATCGTATGAAAGATCAATTTGAGAAACTGTGGTTGGAAAAATATCAACAAATTTATAATTCGCTAAAACTGAATGAGTAAGTGAAGATGCATTTGTGTTTGAGTCAGTTTTTCCGCCAGATGATGCCGATGATCTTCCTAATTGATAAACATTTGCACTAGCCATATAATTTGATGGATTGGTTGATCCAACATTCGATTCCAAGGTGGCGATGGAGTTCACCCACTGCTCAAAAGTTCTTCTTAACTGAAAATCCTCATCATTTATAACTGTGATTGTCCAGGGATCAACAGTTCTATCGCCAGCAACTTTAAAAGTTCTTCCCCTAAATGGAACATCTATTGATGCAACATTAGATGCCGGTAAAGCAGCTGCTTTGCATAAAAATATAAAAGTTTCTGCAGAGCTGCTTGTGTTAGATGCTTTTTCATTATTATTGCCAGTGCTTGCACTTGAAGAGGCGGCAGATTTTCCTCCTCCCCAAGACAATCCTGAAGGTAAATTCATTCTAACTTCAAATAAATTTGCGCGGGCTCCACCACCCGATAGTTTTGATTTAAATTGTGAGATTGAATAAGCTCCAATAGACATGATTCTTTACTCCTTTATAGTTGTTTGGATAAAATTCTTAAACTGTTCCGACTACTTCTTCAAAGCTTATGCCAGTGCGGGTTGCGACAAATGTAAGAGTGACGTAGTTAATGGATTTGGCTGGTTTTAAGAAGATATCTGCTCTAAATTCATTATTATCAATAACATCTGGGGTATTATTAGAACTATCACAAACAACAAGAAATCCATAAAGACCTCTCTTTGCCTGAACATCACGCAGATATGGTTCAACAATGTTTCTGAAGTTTGCTCTAGTTAGTTCATCGTTTAATTCAAAGAGTTGAGATTGTGCTGCTCTTTGCAGAGCTTGCTCGATGGTGAGGAAGAGACGACGAACATTGATTCTATCAAACGCTGATGCATAACCGAGAGCAGTTTTATCACCAAACAGAAGAGTGCCGATTCCAGGTTGAGTTACAATTGCGTTAACTCTCTGTGGATAAAGTTGATCTCTTTGTGTCTTATTTGGATTATATGCAAGTTTGATTGCATTGTTGATAATTCCTCTTTGCTGACCAGCAGGAGAGAACCATGGATATGCTACGATATTTGTGCGGCACATCAAACCTGCAACGTCAGCGTTGCAAGGAATATATACGAATTTATTATTGAATCTATCATAGGTGTACTTATATCCACTATCAAAGACTGCATATGATGAAGAAGAAAGCGAACTAAAGTATTTGATTAGATTCGTTGTTTGTGTAGTTGTGTTTGTTTGTCCAACAATCGATGTTCTATGTGGTCCAATACAAGCAACACAATCTTTTCTTTGTTCCGCTATAGAAATCAAGTATTGTGCTTTTGCTTGTGAATCAAAAGGATTGTTGGCATCACCTGTTAGTCCAGGACCCATAATCAAATAATCAACTTGAATTTCATCTTTGTTTGAAAATAAATTGTATGATGTCTGCAAATCTCCAAGAGTTGCTGTCAGTCCTCCTGATGCAGAATAATCAACTCCGCCACCTAAAGTGTAGGTTTTATTTCCAATTGCACTAAACTTTGTTCCTTGTGCAGAAGAACCCCATAATCCAGTAACTGGAGTAAATCCTGTTGAGAATGCAGTTGCTCTTGGAGAAGTTCCCCAGTAAGAATCTGAAGAATTTGATTGATTTCCTCCAGCAAAAACCTGTGAAGAAAAATCTGCAATATATTGTTTATACCAAATCTTTTGAGGAGAATTTGCGGATGAAACTGTATCTGATGCCTTAGAGAGACTCAGATGTTTCTCAAGAATTGTTCCTTGATTTCCACTAATAGATCCGGAATCATCAACTACAACAACGTGAATTCCGTCATTTTTACCATTTCTATCTAAAACATATTTGTTAGAAACGGGTTTTGGTGCAATAGATTTCCAATAAATTATTCCACTATCTAATTGTAAAGTTTGTTGATCGTACCAATCGCTAACACTAACAGCAGAAAAAGTTTCAACAGATGTTCCTGAAGAATTGACAACGTTAATAGTGTCGCTTAAATTAAATGATGAATGTCTTGTTTCACTTGCATAGTCAACACTTGTCTCAGTTGAACCTATTGTTACAAGTCTAGTGAAAGTGACACCTACTCCTGCAGAAATTCCAGAAGTCAATGGGGTGCTTAATGTAACATAATATCCATAAAATTCAGTTAATCCCAAACCAACGCCAGCAGTTGCTATTCCAACAGCACTAATTGCAACGTTTGAAAGTCCATTTACAGTAATTAAATCGGAAAGTGCATTTATTCCATCAATACTGTTCACATAAACTGTGCTGATTCCTGCGTTTGCACTAGTCGTTGCTGCTGATACTAAAGTTGTATTAAACTGTGTTGAACCGGAAGATACTCTAGAAACAATTTTTACATTTAAAGTACTATTTCCATTTACAGAATCTGTAGTTACTCCCGTAATAATTCCTTTAAGATATCCATTAAATGTAGTTATTCCACTTGAAGTTGGTATTTTAACAGAATTTAATGCTACGGTTACTCCCATACTGGCACTTATGCCGAGATTTGCAACATTAAGTGTTGTAATTCCTATAGTTTGATCTGCTAAATCATCAATAATACAAACCTTAAGACCATTTGCCCAAGATCCTGGATTTTTTGCTGCAAAATAAAATTCCGTAGCCTCTGCGTGATTATTTAAATAATCGTCATAATTATCAATTTTTAAGCTGGTATCTGAAGCAACTCCAACTCCAGCATTCGCGTTATTTAAAGATGTTCCACCAGTTCTAACAACTTTGAGAACTCCGCCATATGATAGGTAGGACGAGGCGCTCATCCAATATTCATACTGGGAATCCGTGGTTTGTGGTTTTCCAAATACGTTAATTAAATCTTGCTCAGTAGTAATATCAATAGGGTAATCAACGGGTCCAATTGGGAAGGGTCCAGCAATTGCACCAATATTATCTAAAACATTATCAGCTCTTCCTACAGTTAAATCAACTTCCCTGACGAGTACGCCTGGAGATAATTGAGGAGTCGCCATTTTTTTCTCCGTGAAATCTCAGTTTATCTAAAAAATAT